CCGTACTGATGGACGAGACAGGCTGCGAGTTCGGCCACACCTTCACAGCCAACAGCCGAGAGGAGGCGTGGGACGAGATCGACGACCTGTTCCCAGAGTCGAGGTGCGTCCAGCTCGAATCCGACGAAGACACACGCAAGCGGGAGGCCCGCATCCAACGCCAGATCCAGATGGAGATGGACGGAGAGGTGCCACCCGGATACTTCGACGAGCGGTGGTGACAGATCGCGCGGGGCGGCAAACGCCGCCCCGCGCACTCGAGACTCCGTCGGTAAAAAGGAGTTCGCTTCGCTCACACAGATCAGCTGCCTTCGGCAGCGGTCTAAGAAAAATGAGTTCGCTTCGCTCACACATCTTTGAGGCCCACGGCCCTTCGGGCCTTGGGCCGGGGTTCGAAGATGCGCGCAGGGCCGCAGGGCCGCAAGGCGAAGATTCAAAAAAAGAAAAACGCGCGGCCGCAGGGCCGCAAGGCATTGTCGCGCTTGCATTATTTGGAGATGCCGCGCGAAATGCCTTGCCAAATAACGTGGTCTTGTGTATTTTGAACAAGTCTAACGCAAGCGGAGTTTATCCCATGAAACATGCAATTTTATACGAGGGGCCAAGCCTCTTAGACGGCAAGCCGATTGTGGTGTTGGCCGTATATTCGGACCGGAACAAAAAGACCGGTTACGTCGTGCAAACCTACATCATGCGCAGCGATATTGATCCGCGCGAAGCCAGCAAGACCGGCGAAGATTACAGCATTTGCGGCGATTGCATCATGCGCGGCACCCCGACAACGGACCCGGAGCGCAAAATTGCCAAGGGCCGACGCTGCTATGTCAATCTCGGACAAGGCGTCTTGATCACATGGAAAGCGTACAAGCGCGGCGTATACGCGCCCGGCGATGCGCGTGCCATGGGCCGCGGCCGGTTTGTCCGCGTTGGTACGTACGGCGACCCGGGCGCAGCGCCGCAATCCGTTTGGGATGAACTGCTGTCAGAGGCGGACACATGGACAGCCTACAGCCACCAAAGCGGTTGGCGGCCCGATATCGCCATGCAATCCGCCGATGATCTGGCCATGGCGCAAGGCCATTGGCGCGCGGGCCGTAGGACATTCCGCGTTGTTCCGTCGCTGGCGGATATCGTGCCAAGCCGCGAGGCAATCTGCCCGGCATCAAAAGAGGCGGGTCGCCGCGTGCAATGCACCGCGTGCAAGCTTTGCAAGGGCGGCACCGCCGCAAAATCAATCGCAATCGTGGAGCACTGACCATGAACCCGGACGCATACATGGGAAACCCCGCCGCACTGGCGGGGTTAACCCCCGACGAGCTCGATTCCTACATGCTCTGGACATGGGTTAAGGGCCGCAAGGCCGAATACGGCGTGTTCCTGCGCGAGTGGCAGAGGCGCGACCCCGACGAGCGAAACCCGTTCCCGGCCGAATAGGCCGGGGCACTTTGCAAAGTTTGCAAAGTTTGCAAACACAGGCGCAGGGCCGCAGAGCCGCAGGGCATAGGTCCAGTTTTCGCGCGCCTTATAGCCAGCGCCGCAGGGCCGCAGAGCCGCAGAGCCGCAGGACCTCAAAGATTTCCAACCAATCATCCAAAAAACACAGGCGCAGGGCCGCAAGACCGCGGTCCTCGGTAAGTGTCAGTAAATAAAGGCTTTTGTTCCTCGAACCGCGGTGCGAAGCAAGAACGAAGCTGACCCCTCCCGATGAAATTCTCTTCACAGCAAAGGCCTTCTGACTGGGCCGGAGATTTAGCCGATTGAGATTTACTTCAGATAAGTCCAGATCGTCCGTTGGATATAGCCAGTTTGGAATTTGCAAAGTTTGCAAAGTTTCTGGCGTAGTTTGCAAAGCTTTCAGCTCCACCCAGAGATCGATCCCGCCCCACGTCACCAATACGTCAGGCATACCGGTGCCGGATCGGTTCTCAATCCTCTGCGCCGTCGCCCCCGTCGGTAAGTTCTTCCGCATCGATGTCCAAAGTCTCGCTTCCGGCGTCTGTGCCAATGAATGCCTCCACAGGTGTTTTCGGCGTGATGTCTTTCAAAGACGCAAGCTGCGGGTATCGTTCGAGCAGCGTCTCCAAACGGCCCACGATCTGTTCGCGGGTCATGTCGTCGATGGTGTTGATCTGTTCGCGACGGTCAACCGTCAGGCCACCCAACACGGACCGAAGCTTTTCAGCATTGATGGCGGCGGAATACTGGTTCGCCGCTTCTGCGCCATGTGACAGATCAGACAGACGTTTCAGCTGGCCCTCCAGCGTCACCCCGTACCTGCGCTGCCGCTGTTCCTGTAGCTCGCGGATCAAGGCAACCACATGCGGGCTCCGCTCTGGGTCCAAAAGAAGCTGGCCGTATCCAGCCGGAGTGTTTGATTTGTACCCCGCCTCACGAACGCACTGCGTCAAGGTGTAGATGCCTTCGACATACAGCTCCGCAAACTTACGCATTCGCATCGTCAGGTGCTTGCCCGTGTCGATCTCAATCTGCTGTTCTTCTTTCGTCTTCACACTCAAAGGGACCGGCTCCCTTCTCTTTGTCCCTTCTTTCAGAGCTCGGCCCGCCCCCTTGGGGATGCCCATCTCTTCCATGTCTTCGACAAGCTTTGTCTTTCGCTTTGGCATGACCTGCCCTCCTTCTTCGCTTGTGTTATATCAACAAGCCTCAGAATTTCCTATAGTCCCCCCACCGTTTTTGCTCTCGTTTTTCACGTAAAATCGAACGTTTTTAGGAGGCACTAGAGAGGGGGGTGTTTACATGGAGTTTGAGATTTACATGAAAACCAGAGGGTGTTTACAAATAAGGGGGTAAAAATATGTAAACATTTACATCAGGAAAAACGAAAATGTAAACAGGTGAGATCAATAAAAACAAGGGGTTACAAGAGATGTTTACGTGTTTACATAGAAATCGCAAGAAAACAAAAAAAAATCAAAACAGAAAAAAATGAAAATCCGGACTATAGGTAAACACGTAAACACCGGTCCGAGGTCCGCGGGCCGTAAACCGCTGCCCCTGATGTAAAGCGTTTTGTAAACCCGTCGGACACTAAACTCTGAAATCGTCTTGACCTCCCCGCTTCTTGTGCATTATACACAAGTTGTTGGAAACCAGAGGAGGTCGCCATGTGTGACGGAATACCCCCAGAGAAGAGAGAGCTTGCGCGTTGCTTCCATGCAGCGTCGGATCAGCTGCCCAGCAAACTGTCGATCATGGACATGTCTGTGTTCTTCTGCGGTTTGATGGACGGCTACGGTCTGACATTTCCTGAGAAGAAGGATTTGATCCTGCTGATGGCGAACGCGATTGCTGCGCGAAACGAGATGGAAGAGGGAGGGTCTCAAAATGAAAAGCTTCACTGATTTGGCACAGCACTTGAAGGGCCAAGGGCCGCGGTCCGCGGACCGTGTATCGCCGCCTGAGAACAATCCAACTTCGCCCCGTGATTTGTCTCCTGCGGTTTCCCGTGGTTTGGCATCGATGGCTGCGCAATTTTCGTTGGACGAGCCTGTGATCCGGCGTGGTGTTGTGGAGTTGGTTCACAAGGGTGGCAGTGCGTTTGCGGTTTTGGGTTCGGGTGACACGGTATTTGTGACCCGTTCGATTGCGCGTCGTTTGGGTTTGTCTGAGGGTGATGTTTTGGAGATGACGATTGTTGGCAACTACAAGGATTCGGCTACGGAGAATGTTCCGTACCGTGCGTTGTTTGCGGTTCGGTCATCGGCACCTCTGCATCGTGAGGAGGCTGTGGTTTCGCCTGTGCAGTCGGAGATGGAGCTGACGGCCCCGGAACCAGAGCCCGCGCCTCGCCTGCCGGGCCTGAAGCCGGGTTCCTTCCCGGACCAGATCGGACCCGAAATGCTGGCGATGATGAAGCCGGAATTCCTGTATCGGGCGCGCGACTTTGCGCATCTTGTTCCGGAGAACCATTCGAAGAAGCTGACCAATGTTCTGGAGGCTCTTCTGGCCATTGGCCGCGTGCAGCGGATCTCGTTGCATTCTTCGCCGGACAGGAAGGCGGGTCGTTTGTACTGGTGTTTGGCGTCCCAAGGTCCGCGGATCTTGGAGGGTGTGCTTGCGAACGGCGGTGGAGAAGGGGGTGAGGATGAAAGTCTTCGTGTACTATAATCTTCACAGGAAGGTGTGG